GAGAGTTACGCGCTGTGCCTCGACCCCGAGGCGGGGCTGGTCTATCGCTGCGACGCGCCATTCGGTGGCCTAGTCGTGGGCGGCGTGAAGCTGCCCCGGACCGAGGGCGGCGGCTACGACGTGTGGCTCGATCGCGAAGGCAAAGCGTACGCACGTCCGACAGCGATCGCCTGACGCCCACCCGACATGCGGGGCGGGCCGTGGCGCACCGCCCCGCGCACACCAGGAGGAGACGATGAGCGCGCTCGCCACACAACAACAGCTGCCTTGGCTGGCGGAAGCGATCACCATCATCCCCACCAGGGAGGCGCGGCGCTTTGTGGAGCGGCACCACTACCTGCGCCGCTCGCTCCACATGGCGCAACTGTCCTACGGGATATACCGGGCTGGCGTGCTTGATGGGGTGTTCACGTTCGGCTTCCCCTTCTTCTCCCGCGCCCCGTTCGGCCTCGGCAGCCCGGTCGAGTGGATCGAATTCGCGCGCTGCGTCTGGCTGACGAAGGACGATCGCAACACCGGCTCACGCGCGATCGGCACCATCCTACGGCGTGTCGGTGCCGATTGGCACGCCTATCTCCCGCACGTCTCCATACCGCTGTACGTGGTCAGCTACGCCGACCTGACCCGCCATACGGGGACGCTGTACCGCGCCTGCAACTTCATCGATACGGGCCAGAGCAACAGCCATCTGCGCTTCGGTATCGCGCGTGCCAATCGCATTGCACACGCCGACCGCGCGCATCCTAAACAGCGATTCGTGTATCCGCTGACGCGCGCCGCACGCAAGGCGCTCGCAGCTGCGCTGGCCGACTGACGCCCCGCGCACACCAGGAGGAGACGATGAGCATCATCGAGACGGCCTACGGCGAGCAAGTCGCGGCCAGACTCTGCACCGCGATCGAATCGCTGGACGAGGCGACCGCCGCCTACCAGACGACCGGGGACGCGCTACTCAGGGCGTATCACGACCATCAGAACGTGCGCGACATCCTCACGCGCACCGAGACGCATTCGCGCGCCGCGTTGCTGAACGATGCCGACCTCGGCAAGAACGCCGATCAGCGCGCCGCCAATCTTGCCGAACGTCTCGCCGCCACCCCGCTCATCGCCCAGATACGCGAAGACCTCAACGACAAACAGTGGGCGCTCGATGACGCCGAGCGCGCCCACAAGAACGCCTATCACCTGCTGGAGTCGTGCCGCGTGGCGATCGGCGGCTACGCGGCGGTGCTGGGGGCGGTGGGGCGATGAGTACGCGCACGACGAACCGTAACGTCCGCGCCGCGCTCCGCTTCGCGCGCCAGCACCCCGAACTGGCCTACGACAACCGTTGCGATGGGTGTGGCGCGCTCCTGGACGAACAGGACTACCGCCTCTGTGGCGGGTGCAACGATGCGCTTGATGACGGCGGGCACGCCGGGATCGGCTTCTACTCCACCACGCCGGACGGTCACGCGATCCATGTCAACGGCGCGCGGGACATGCCACCCGAGACGTTGGCGGCGCTAGCCCAACTGGCCGATCTGGCCTTCGCGCAGTACGCGCCCAAGCACGACGGGCGGGCGGTGCGGCATGGCTGAGGTGCATCCAGGGGCGGCGCTGTTCAGCGAGGCGGCACGCAAGGCGGTCGCCGAGAAGCCATGCAGACATGACATCGTGGAGTCGCTCTTGGTCGCCGAGGGGTTGACATTGCGGGGGCCGAGCGCGGAGTACGTGTCCTATTTCACAAACGAGCACGAAACGGTACGCATGTTGTCTCAGGCGCACCGAAGACCCGACGACAACACCCGCGCGAATGCCTACGCCATCGAGGATTTGCGAGCCCTGCACCGATCGGGACGTTACGCCGACCGCGCCAAACTGCGCCGCGATCTGCTCGGGGCAACCAAGGACTGACGACACGCGCGCGCCCGGGCGCACTGGCCGGGCGGCGCGACACACCGAAGGGAGGCGAACATGAAGCGCGTTCTTTGGGGTAATTGGGCTGGACGTAAGGTTAGCGTTGGTATCGGTTTTAACGCACGCGATCTCTGGATGGGCGTCTACGTCAAGCCCGAACGCGATCGACTCACACTCTACTGGTGCCCACTGCCGACGCTCGTGGTGCGGATCACCCTGCCACGCCGGAAGGTCGGTGCGCGATGAGCGACCTCGCCTTTCGCGACGTGCAATCCCGCTACGAGGACTGGGCCAGCGCGCAGGGCCACGCCACGCGGACGTCCGCGCCCGCCCCCCAAGGCTACGCCCTGCGGCTCATGGAGGAGGCGCTCGACGACAGCGAGGAGCGTAACGCCATCCTGCGTCGCGAGATCGCTCGGGCCGCGCAGGACTACGCCCGCCTGCTCGCCAGGACGAGCCACACGCGCCGGATCCACGCCCCGTGGCGGGATGCGCCGCTCGCACTCCTGGCGACCGCCTGGGACGCGTTGACCAGTCCGGACCGCCACGACCTGACCGGCTTCCTGGCGGTGCTCGTGGGGGTGGTGGCGATACTCGCGGCGGTGCTGCTCGGCGGGCCGGGTACGCCATGAACGAGCAAAGTATGACGGTCAAGCTGATGGAGCCGTTCCCCCGCGAGGCGATCAAGACCCGACAGGGCGGCGGGAACACCCGCCTGTCCTACATCGAGGGCCACACGGTTATCCACCGGCTGATCGCCGCCACCGACAATCGTTTCGATCTGCGCGTGCTGAACGTCGAGCAGAAGGGCGACCTCCTCACGGCCCTGGTGGAACTGACGATCCCCGGCCTGGGGAGTCGGCAGCACATGGGCGTGCAGAAAGTCAGCGAGCGGGGGGGTGAGGATCTCGTCAAGGGCGCGATCACGGACGCCATGAAAAAGGCCGCGACCCTGTTCGGCGTGGGCCTCGAACTCTATGGCCCCGACTACGGCGCGATCGGCGATGACGGCCCCGATATGGACTGGCCCGCCGCTCGCAAGTGGCTCCGTGAGGCGGGGTTCGCGGACAGCGCCGCCGTGAGCGCCTACCTCGGCAGGAGCGTCAAGGATTGGACACCCGGAGAAATTTGCACTGCTGTACAGGTGAAGCAACAACAGGAGCAACCCCGATGAGCAGCCCGCACCGCCCGACGCCCGACCACGAGCCGCCCGACGCCGCCGCGCTCGCCGTGCCCCTCCCCCGCGTCGAACTGGTCGCCGTGCCGTGGGTCAGCATCGAGGAGCGTCTGCGTGCCTGGGTGCTGGCACCGGCCCCTGAACAGTCCGAGGCTGAGCACAACGTCAATCAGCGCCGGTACTGGGTGCAACAGCACGCGGTACGCGAGAGATTGGCCGTACCTGACCGCCCCTTTATCGAGCAGGCCGAGGCGGCATGAGCGACCTGTTCCGCGCCAGCCTCAAAACGTACCGGAACCGGCGGCGCTGGTCGCAGGAACATCTCGCCTTCGAGGCCGAGATGGATCACTCACTCGTCTCTCGCCTCGAATCGGGCCAACGCAAACCGACGCGGGACGCCATCGCCAAGCTCGTCCCAGTGCTGCAACTGACCGCGCGCGAGGCGACCATATTGTACCTGAGTGCCGGACTGACACCGCCCGATCTCGACATCGGACACCTGATGACCGCGCTCATTTTCGTGACTGAGATGACCACGGCGGAGATCGAGGCGGCGCGACGGCTGATTGCGGTCGCACGCGACGCCACCTGACGACCGCCAGCGCGCGGCGCGGACAGCCCGCGCCGCGCCGAGAGGAGCACCGATGATGGCTGTCACGGAATATGTCACCGCCTATAGCACCGAGGCCATCGAAGAAGAGACGCTAGAGCCGCACCCGGCGCTGCGGGCGTTCGTGCAGCAGGTCGAGGAGGGCGGCTACCAGCCCTCCCCGAACGAGGCGATGCTGATCAATGTGGTCGTGCGCCAGCAAGACGCGCTGGCCGCAATGGCACGCGAGTTCGTTGCCCTGCGCCGCACACAGGAGCCGCAATCATGACCGCCACCCCCGCCACCGCCTGACCCGGCGCGCGACGCGGGGCGCTGCGGGGGCGGCGTGCGGGGCGAACTGGATCGGCGGAATTTGGCGTCAGGACTTGTAAATCGGGGTGTTGGTGTGATAGAATTCGTAGTACCACAGCCGCATGAGGGAGCGCGTACGGCAACGTACAAATCCCGCACTTCCGAACCGAATAGCCCGCGCTATGCTCCCGATCTCGGGGGTGAGCGTGCTATTATATCGACGACACCCGGAGAGACCTCGTGCGGCTGTGGTAAGCGTACGTGGCAACCTCTCCGGGTGTCGCCGCGTTCACCACAGGAGCGCGGATAATGCCTGATCTCACCCCTATCCCCACCCAATATAACGGACACCTCTTTCGGAGATTACAGCGTGAGGTGAGTGCAGACACGTGCGATCCATTCACGAAACTCCGTCTCAGTCAGGATGCCTTTGGCGATGTTGCATTGCTTACAGCACGGACGGACATTGCTTGCAACGTAGCCGAGCGTGTTGTCGATGCGATCGATACCGTTGCCAAGGTAGTCGCCGTTAGTGCCCGCCTGGGCGCGAAACTTCGTGGTCGGTGGGGCACCGCAGTAGGCGCAATCCTGCGATGTCAGATCGCGAAATTCTTCGACAGTCAGCGCGAATCCATAGCCACGGCCTCGGGCACTCTTCCGGTAAGCGCCGAAGAGTTGATTGAATGCCGATTTTCCGGTGGGCAATGCGTTCTTTCCGGCACTGGCCCGCAACACCTCCCGGAACCAACACCCGCAACTCTTGGTGTGTCCACGCGAGAGTTCGCGAAAGCTGACTACGCACTCGTTGCCGCAGTCGCAGACGCAACGCCAGAGGCGGTATTTTCCAGCTTTCTCGCTGACGCCTTTGTACTCCACGATGGTAAGGCGACCGTATCGCTCCCCAACTCGGTCTACGAATGGCTTGCCCATGATACCCCCCGCAAATACAATGGATAATAAAGAATTATACCACTTATCCATTGTATTTGCGGGAGGGGGGGTGTGTCGTGTTAAATCCGATTGAGACGGTGTATTCAGGACACCTCTTCCGCAGCCGCTTAGAAGCGCGCTGGGCGGTGTTCTTCGACGCGCTCGGTATTCGCTACGAGTACGAGGCGGAAGGCTACGACCTGAATGGGACGTGGTATCTGCCCGACTTCTGGCTGCCCGAGGTCGGTTGCTACGTTGAGATCAAGCCCGTCCCTCGCGGCGGATTCGGCCCTGATGCCGATCTCTTCAACGATACCGCGCAGCGGTTGGCGACTAGCGCTGATCGCGCCGTGCTGATGGTGTATGGCACGCCGTGGCCTGGGGCGTATGAAGTGATGCCGCATGAGCGACGGCGCTTCCATTTCGTGGAAGGTTGGCTATTCGCCATTGGCGGGCGACACCCCGAAGAAATGTGGCTGTACAGCGAGGCTGGCGCATTCTGCCTCAACCCTGCCAGTGCCGGCCATGACTACCCCGATCTCGAATCCACCCGATTGGGAGATGCATTTCAGGCGGCTCGCTCTGCTCGGTTCGAGCATGGGCATAGTGGGCGCACGCTCTAGGAAGAGGATCGTATGGCACGTATTCGCAGTATCAAGCCGGGATTCTTCACGAACGATCTGCTTGCCGAGGTGGACCCCTTGGGCCGCATCCTCTTTGCTGGCCTGTGGTGTCATGCCGATCGCGCGGGTCGTCTCGAAGATCGCCCGCGCAAGATCAAGGCGGAAGTGCTGCCGTATGACGCCTGCGACGTGGACGGACTGCTCACCGATCTGGTCAGACATGGCTTCATCGAGAGATACCAGATCGGTGAGATGAGGCTGATCCAGATCGTCACCTTCAACAAGCACCAGACCCCGAACATCAAGGAAGTAGACAGTATTTTACCGCCGCCACCCCGGCATGATACGCCCGCCACCCCGGCACAGTACGAGCACAGTGCCGAGACAGTGCCAGCACTTCACTTAACAGACTTGGGAACAGAACAGTTACAGGAGCAGGATCAGGAGCATATACAGGAGCAGGAGGGGGTGCAGGGGGGGACAGCGGCTACGCCGCCTGTGTCGGATGATGCCCCGGTTCGCCCTGTCGCCCGATTCGCAACCAAGAAGCACGAGCAGTCTTTCGCCGCCTTCTGGCAAGCGTGGCCGAAGAAAGAGGCTCGCCCCAAGGCGTTCGCCGCCTGGTGCAAGATCGGACCCGACCCCGATACCGTCCAGTCTATCCTCGACGCGATTCCTCGCCACTTGGCGATCAAGGACTGGCCTCGCGAGGGATGGCGCTACTGTCCGCAGCCGGCAACATGGCTCAACGAGCGGCGCTGGGAGGATGAGTTGCCGGATGTGGTGCCGCGATCGCTCGTCGTCAACGGCACCGCGATCCCGGCGAACAGCCGCACCGCCCGCAACATCCGCGTGCTCGACACGCCGTGGCCCGAACACCATCGTCAGGAGGATCGATGAACAGCGCGCAATTCAAGTCCCAACTCATGACCCTGGCCGAGTTGACCAACAAGGAGTTCACGTCCGACGCCGTGCCGCGCTACTGGTGGCAGACCTACGGCGACCTGCCCGACGATGTCCTGCAAAAGGCGTTTGCCGCCGCGCAACGCGCCTCACGATTCTTCCCAACGCCCGCCGAGTTCGACGCGATCCTCCGGCAAATCGCGGCGAAGGGCGGCGCGGTGGTGGACGGTGCCTCCGCCTGGGACGCGATGGAGCGGGAGCTATTCGGCTGCTGGTCGGAGACGAACGACCGGATCAACGTCCGCGTGCATGGCTACCCCTGGCCCAACGACCGCAGCAAAGCGATCCTGCGGGGCGAGTTGAACTGCACGGTGCGCGACGTGGCCGAGATGCACCCCAAGGGTGTGGCCGATCTCCGTGCCCGCTTCGTCGCCCTCTACGACGGCGTGGCCCAGGTGGAGCAGGCCGAGCAGACCGTCGCCAGATTGGCCCCACCGGAGACGGTCCCGATCCCGATCCCGCCGCGCCCGCAGCGCCCGCGCCTCGTCGGCGGGGAGGAGTGACATGGGCGTCTGGGATCGGGCGACCACACCGCTCTTCGCACCCGTACGCGACGACCCGAAAGCCCAAGCCAATGCGGCCTGGGTGCGGAAATGGCTCGCGGCGCTGGTGGATGGATCGAAGACGACCGAGCAGTTCGACGCGGCGATCCCGAAGCAGCGCAGCCGCATGATCGCGCAATACCTCCACATCTACGGCAAAGCCGACGAATACTACGCGGTCTGCAACGCGCAGATCGATCGCCGGATGGAGCGCCTGCACGGCAAGCGATATTGCCGCTGGCGTGGCTGGGTCAACCTAGAGGAATTTGACTCCTGGCGTTGGGACCGGGCGCGCGAGCGCTCGCAGTTGCCGAACAAGGACCGGAAGGTGGCGTGATGGCGCGACGGTGGGACCGCTGCCGGGCGGCGACGGGGCAGGAGGGGACGGAGGGGGGGCTAGGATGGCGGTACTGGAGAGAGAGCCGACGCACGATGCGCTTTGTGCTGCAAACATCCTCGACCTGCGCGACTGGCTGGCCGAGCACTTCGACGATACGGCGTGCGGCCTCCTCGCGCCGCTCGGCTGGCCGTTGGTGGAAGTCACCCCGGATCGGGAACAGGCGTGCGGCGTGCTGATCCTCGTGCGCGGCGTCGGGACGATCCGCGTGACGTTGACCGTGGATAGCGTGCAGTGAGCGCCGCGTGATCGCTGCCGGGCGGCGGTGGGGCAGGAGGAGGGGCGATGACCACGCTTCGGGTGCTGCTGCCGATCCCGCCCAGCCTGAACCATCTCTATCGCAACGTGCCGGGGCGGGGGCGCGTGGTGACGGAGGATTATCGGATGTGGCGCGAGCTGGCGGGTTGGGCCGGTGCGCCGTGGCCGCGCCTCGCGGACGATCCCCGGAATCGGCTCGGCTGGGCGGTCGTGATCGAGGCGCGCGGGTTGGGCCACCATCGCGACCTCGATAATATCTGCAAGCCGGTACTCGATCTGATCGTGACGCACACCGGACTGCGGGACAACTACTGCAATTCGGTCGAGCTGACGCGCGGCCCGCTCCTCTCGACCGAGACCGTGCCGTACCTGGCGGTGCGTGTGGGCATCGACGACACAGCGGCAGACAGCGAGGCGGCGTAGCGCGGGCGGCGGTGGCCGACGCGGGGAGGTAAGGGGGCGATGACACTGCTGGGTGATGCATTGGGGCTGGTCCGCGATGAGCGGCACAAGCAGGACGAGAAGTGGGGACCGCAACGGCATGGCCTCCCGGTCTGGCTCACGGTGCTCACCGAGGAATGTGGCGAGGTGAGCGAGCGGATACTCGCGCTGCGCAGCGAGACAGACCCGGAGAAACGCGCCGCCATTGCCTGGCAACTCCGACAGGAGGCGACACAGGTCGCGGCGGTCGCCGTGGCGCTGCTCGAACACATCATGGAGGAAGCGTGCCAGGACGAACCGTTCCCGAACGAGGTCTGGCAGTAGAGCGAGGAGGCCAACCGATGAGCACGACACCCCAAGGCGTGACCGAAACGATAGAGAGTCTACGCGACGATCGAGATTTCTGGAGGGGTGAGGCAGAGGGCTACAAGCGGATCATCGCCATGATGAAGGATAACCAGATCAAAGACATGCAGGAATGGCGCGAGGTCATCAAGCTGCTGGCAGGAGGCAAGGGGCGATGAGCACGACCGCACACGGCAGCGCGGACGGGCAGGGGGCGGGCGAGGAGGTGGGTATGCGTGTGACCAATGAGCAGGAGTATTGCTATCAGGCACAATGCCGTGGGTGTAAGCGTCGGGCCACGCTACGCGAGCCGGTGGTGTTCGTCTGCGGCGCTTGCCACGGAGAGCTTGTCCCGTTGCTCACGCCCGAGCAACTGATCTGGGCGTACCCCGCGCCCGACCGTGACCCGCTCGGCGATCCGCTGACCGCCTTGCGCGACGCCGCCCTGCGTGTCCACCACGAGTGGGCGACCGAGCGCACCGCCTACGGACTGGAAGATGCCATGATCCTGATGCGGCAGGTATTGCAAGCCATCGGCAAGGAGGCCAACCGATGATCGTGGGGGAGTGGCTTGTCGCCGCTATCGCTGTGCTGATCTGGCTCGCTGTGCTGCTCTTCGCCGCGCTGTACTGGCATGAGCGACGCTTTTTGGTACGGGTGCTGGCCCAGATGCAAGCGATCAACGACGAGTGGCACGCCTTGCAGCGTGCCGAGTGGGATGCGCGGCAGGGGGAGTGAGGCGATGGACGACAGACGGCGGGACGAGACCGGGCAGGCCCGACCGTGGACGTGCACATACTGCGGGGCGACCGTTGGCATGCTCGCGTTCGCGCGCGGCAAGCCGCCCGAACTGCTCCCGCGCATGCCGGTCATCGCCATCCGGGGCGGCGTGATTTGGTTTCGGTGTTTGTCGTGCGAATCCCCTGTCCAGTGGCGCATCCCGCACGCCGCTTGACGGCGTGTCCGTGCGGCGCTATGCTTGACGATAATACAGACCACGGGCGAGCGTTTGGCCGCCGATCGATCTCCGCAAGGGGGTTGTCGGCGGTCTCTGTGTTTTACGGGGGAGCAACTTGTATGAGTGACGAGTACGCGCCGATTCCGATCGCGACCGTTCGTGAGTCGATCGAGCGGGCGCTAGAGCAGACGCGCGAGCTTGCTAAGGCGGTCGGGCGTGGTGAGGGCGGGCGCGAGGTTTCGCTCACCATCACGAAGCTCGAAGAGGCACAACTCTGGCTGAGCAAGGTCCGCTAGCGCCATGCAGCGGCCCTACACCATCGCCGCCTTCGCCGAGCGGGCCGGGTCTGGCGAGCACACCCCGCCGCCCTACCAGGATCCGACGTGCGCCCGTTGCGGCGGTGCCCTCCCGGAACCGGGCCGGATCTATTGCGGGCGTCCCCGCTGTCAGGCGCGGCGGGCGACCACGGACACCCGGGCGGCGCGGCGCGGCGAGACGGAGCCGGGTATCGCGCGGTACTCGCACTGAGGGTGTAGGGGCATGGCACGACCACCGAAGTACAGCCCGGAGCGCGCCGAACTGATCTTCCGGGCGATCAGGCAGGGCAACACGCTCACCAACGCGGCGAAGATCGGCGATATCGCCTACGAAACCCTCAAAGATTGGCGCGGTCGTTACCACGAGTTTTCTTCCGGTGTAGAAAAGGCCGAGGCCGAGGCCGAGTCGCTGCATGTCAACGCGATCGTCTCGGCTGGGGTGAATGGCAACTGGCAGGCGTCCGCATGGTGGCTCGAACGGCGGCGCACCGGGGACTGGCGGAAGCCGATCGAGCGGATCAGCATCGAGGAAGGCGCTATTGAAGCCGCCGCCGATCGCCTCGCGAGCAAGACCGGGCGGGACCGCGCGCTGGTCCTCGCCGATCTCAAGGAGCGCACGGCGGCGATCGAGCGCGAGCGGAAGGCGGGGTGATGGCGCTGCCCGCCTACCTGGAAGCCGAGATCGAACTGGAGGCGCGGTACGGGGCGCTCGCCCTGGTGCCGGATGCGCCCGTGGTCGCGTGGTCGCCGCAAGCGGGGCCACAGACCAGCGCGCTCGATTGCCTCGCGGACGAACTCTATTACGGCGGCGCGGCGGGCGGCGGGAAAACGTTCCTCTTGCTCGGCCTTGCCATGACGCGGCATCGCAAGTCGATCATCTTCCGCCGCGAGTTCACCCAACTCCAGGACATCATCGAGCAGGCGCGCGACCTCGCCGACGAACACGGGCGCTATAACGGCGCGACCCATATCCTACGCCTTGACGACGATCGCGTGCTCGAATTCGGCGCGGTGCAACTCGTGCGCGATGTCCGCAAATATCGTGGCCGCGCCCACGACGCCAAACTTTTCGATGAGCTCCCCGAGTTCACCGAGTACCAGTACCGCTTCCTGAACGGCTGGAAGCGCACCGTGCGCGCGGGCCAGCGCACGCGCACCGTCGCGGCGGGCAACCCGCCGACCAGCCACGAGGGCGAGTGGGTGATCCGGCACTGGGCACCCTGGCTCGATCGCCAGCATCCTCGCCCTGCGCTCCCCGGCGAACTGCGCTGGTTCGCGATGATCGATGGCGAGGAAGAGGAGCGCGAGGACGGCACGTCGTTCGTGTGGCAGGGCGAGACGCTCACGCCCACGTCGCGCACCTTCATCCCCGCGCAACTCAGCGACAACCCGCTCCTCATGGCGACCGGCTACGCCACGACGCTCCAAGGGCTCCCGGAGCCGCTGCGTTCCCAGCTCTTGCGCGGCGACTTCTCCGTTGGACTGGAGGACGATCCCTATCAGACGATCCCGACCGCCTGGGTGCTGGCCGCGCAGCAACGCTGGCGCGAGACACGCCGCCCTACCATCAGCGACCAGCGCGGCGATACGGTCCCGCTGTCGCTCACAGCGGTCGGGGTGGACCCGGCGCGCGGCGGCGACGATAAGACCTGTCTCGCGCGGCGGTACGGCAACTGGTGCGCGCCGATCGAGACGCATCCGGGGAAGGCGACGCCGGACGGGCAGGCGGTGGCGCAACTGACGATCGCGGCACTGCTGGAAGGGGGGCACGCCAACATCGACGTGATCGGCATCGGCGCGTCGGTCTACGATCTGAGCAAGCAGCAGGGCGCGGCGGTGCAGGCGATCAACTTCGCCAATGCGGCACCGGGGATGGATCGCACCGGCAAGCTGTCGTTCGTCAACCTGCGGGCCTACGCCTATTGGTGGCTGCGCGAGGCGCTCGATCCGGTGAATGGCGACCATCTGGCGCTGCCGCCCGATCCCGAGTTATTGGCCGATCTCTGCGCGCCGAAATGGCTGATCCGCTCGCGCGGCATCCAGATCGAGAGCAAGGACGACATCAAGGCGCGGTTGGGGCGCTCGCCGGACAAGGGCGACGCGCTGGTGATGGCGTTCGTCCCGCCGCCCGTGCCCGAGCCCTCGCGCGTCCTGCGTCCTGCCGGGCGACGCCTGATCCCCAAGGGAGGCTATTAGTTGAGCGCACCATCGTCGATGCTCCCCCTCGCCGCGCAGGATGCCGCGCTGGTCGCGGGCACGCCCTACGAGTCCACCGCGTTGCTGACCGGCGGACTCGCGCCCGACACGGCGCGCGACATCGCCTGGGCGGTGTCCGCGTTCGCCGCGCGGCGCGCGGAATACGCGCTGTATCGCGCCTACCTGGAGGGGCACCACCGCCTGACGTTCGCCACGCGCGGCTATCGCGAGGCATTCACCGCGCTCCTGGCCGGGTTGCGCTGTAACGTCTGTCAGCGCGTGGTCCACGCGCTGACCGATCGCCTCGCCGTCGTGGGTTTCACCGGGCAGGCGGGCGCGGACGGCTCGGCGAGCGCGGACGCCGCCGCCGCCTGGAACTTCTGGCAGGCAGGGCGGTTCGATCGCATCTCGAATCAGATCCACAGCGAGGCGGTCGCGCTCGGCGACGCCTACCTGCTGGTGTGGCCCGACGCCCTCTACCCCGACGCGGGCGGGCGAGTGCGCTGCTACCCCTATCGCGCGGACGAGATGGTGGTCGCCTACGACGCGGAGCGCCCCGACGTGATCGTGCGCGCCGCGCGCCTCTGGGCGGTCGGCAAGCGCTACCGGCTGAACCTCTTCTATCCCGACCGCATCGAGAAGTATGTCACGCGCGAGGACGCGCCCAACGGCGTCCCGGATCGCCCGACCGCCTGGACCCCCTACGCGCCCGACCCGCTGATCCGCAACCCTTACGAACAGGTGCCGGTCTTCCATTTCGCGTTCGACGCGGGGCTCGGGCAGGGCGGACGTGCGGAACTGCGGGACGTGATCCCGCTGCAAGACGCGCTCAACAAGACGCTCGCCGACCTGGTGATCGCGTCCGAGTTCGGGGCGTTCCGCCAGAAATACGCGCTCGGCGTCTCGCTCGATGACGATGACGAGCGCGCGATCGCGGTGGGGATCGATCGCTGGGTCACGGTGGCGAACGCGGATGCCAAAGTCGGCGAGTTCGCGGGGACCGATCTGGCGGTCTACACCAGCACGATCGAATTCTTCTTCCGCTGCGTCGCCCAGGTCAAGGGTGTACCGCTGCACTACCTGATGATGTCCGGCACCTTCCCGAGCGGTGAGGCATTGAAAACCGCCGAGGGGCCGCTGGTGGCGCGCGTGACCGACACGCAGGTGGACCTCGGCGATGTCTGGGAGGACGCGATCGCCTTCGCCCTGCGCGTGACGAACACCGCCACAGACGCGCGAATCGAGGCGACCTGGCGCTCCGCCGAGAGCCGCGCCGAACTCGATCACGTCAACGCGGTCGCCATCAAGGTCCGGGACATCGGCGTCCCCGAGCAGATGGCGTTCCGCGAGTTGGGGTACTCCGAGGAGGAGGTCGCGGCCATGCTGACGCAGCGAAAGGCCGCGCGCCAGGCGGCGACGCAGGCCACGGCGCAGGCGTTCAACGCGGGGCAGCTGTGAGATACGAGGACACTCTGCGCTATCGTCGCGAACAGGCGTATCGCGAACTGGCCGCCTCTGTCACCGAGGTCGAATCCGCGATGAACGCGTACTGGCTCACGCGCTGGCTCTACCGGATCGTGCGCGTGCTGTCATGGCGACCATGATCGGGGGGCAATTCGGCCCGTTGTGGACGCTCAACAGCGCCAATCCCTCCTACGCGACCCACGTCGAGACCGAGCCGGACGCGACGTTCACGATGCTGATGGGAAGTGAGGGCGCGATGGCAACAGCGACTATCGTGGTGCGCGTCTACGAGCAGGACGCGGCGCGCCGCCACCTCCGCGCGGCGGTGTCGTGCGCCGATTGGGTGGCCGCGCTGGCGTTCCTGGCACGGTCGGTGGTCGAGGGTGGCACGCGCTACTACGAGATCGAGGAGCGCGCGGACGCACCGGGCGACGGGAGCGGGGAGTGATCGAGCAGTCAGGGGGGCGACATGGCGACAGCGACGATCACCGTGCGATTGACGGATGCCGATGAAGTCCAGGCCGTCGTCAACGCCGCCGCCACCGTACTCCAGGAGGCGAACGACAAAGGCAGCGTATCGCGCCAATCCATGCCACTGGTGCAGTTGCATTGCGCCCTTGAATCGCTGTCAGCCCGCCTGAATAGATTGCAGATCGAAGCGCGACATGAGGGGGAGTGAGGGGCGATGAAGATGCACCGAGACGTACCGGGCGGGGATCACTGCGATGTTTATCTGGACGGCGTGAAGATCTTCACCTGTCACGAAGCCGACGACAGCGAGGGATGGGCGCGTTGCCACATGCTCGATTCGCGGGGGCGCATAATCACCGATCCCGAGAGCGACGACGGTATGCGATTCGAGATCAGACGCGGCGCGGTGTCGTTCGCCTTCATCCCACCCGAAGAGCGCCAGAAGGCGGAGCGGTATTGGTCCAAACAAGCGGGCGGGGGATAAGGGGTGAGGGGTGATGTGGTGGCGGTGGCACTCATACGGGCGTGGCAATGCGTCTTTGGTTGCTCTCGCGGTAAGCACGATTGGGGCACACTGGCGATCATCCCCGGTGATCGCCAGGGCGACCGCTGTTATTGGGTGAACCGCTGCTACGGTTGTCGGCGGGTGCGGATTCTGACCCCACGACGTATGGTAATCGAGCGATGACCACGCTCGCCGCCCTGACCGCGCAGCAACGCGCCGAACGCGCCCGCCTGGAGGCGGATGCCGTAGCGCGCCTCGTCACGGCATACGGGCAGGCGTGGGCCGCGATCGACCGCAACCTCGCCGCGCTCACGGACGCCATCGAGGCGGCGCAGGCCAGGGGCGAGACGGTCAACGCGGCGTGGCTGGCGCGACAATCTCGCTACCGGGCGCTCATGGATCAGGTCGAGACGCAGATCAACGGGCTGGCGCAGCAGGCGGGGCCGCTCGTCCGCGCACAGCAGGCGGCGGCGATCGGCGCTGCGGCGAATCACGCGGAGGCGCTGGCCCGCGCGGCGCTCGGCCCGCCCCCGCCCGGTGTGTCTGTCGTGTGGAACCGGGTGCCGGTCGAGGCGACGCGGGAACTGATCGGCGCGCTCGGCGACGGGCGGCCATTGGGGGAGATCCTGGCGGCGTTCGGCCCCGAGGCGCGCGAAATCGCGGCGGCGCTGATCGCGGCGGCGGATGCGGCGGAGAGGGGGCCGGGGTGAGTGGTTATTACAGCGGCGGGACGCGCAAGATCGCGGAAGGCGAAGATCTGATCGCGATAGCGTTTGCCGAGTCGGAAAGGGAGAAGGTTGCACCGACTGATCGGGAAGGCCCATCGGTCGGTAAGGCGGGCGAGCGGGGAACGCCGACGACCGGGGGCTATGGCGTGCGCCCTGTTGCGCCTGTGAAGCCGTTCCCGCCCCCACCAACGCCGAGGAGGAAGCGGTGAAGCTACCGGAGCGCGTGCGAATCGGCCCGTATGACTACGCGGTGCAACTCGAAGACAAGGTGCTCGGGGATCAGAATCAAGACCTGTACGGGCGTATCCGTTACGGCCCGCAGCAGATCAACCTCGAACGTGGGCTATCCGCCGAACGAACCTTAGCCGTCTTCCTCCATGAGGTCTTGCATGGTGTCGATGAATACATGAGCATCGGCCTGACCGAGAAACAGGTGACGCGCCTGGGCGTGGGGCTGGCGACGTTCCTGCGCGACAACGACCTGTTGCGCGAGGATAAGCCCCCCGCGCCCGCCGAGGCGAGTCAGGGGGCGGCGTAGGATGCCACCAGAGGAGCGCAGCGTGCCGCTGAGCCTGCTGATCGCCGATGCCTGCGAGACGGACTATCTCCGCGCCATGCAAGCGGCGATCGTCAGTGTGGATGCCGCGCAGACCCTGACGGCTGTGGCGCTCGCGCTCGCCGCGCTGATCGGGGATGACGGCCTGACCGCGATCGTGGAGGAGCGGTGCGAGCTGCTGCAACGGCTTGACATACCGCGCTGAGCAAGGAGTAGCCGCGATGCCGGAGGCCACGCCGCACACCCTCGCCAGAGACGATCCGGCCCGCCTGTTCTGGGAACAGGTCCGGCAGGCGCGCTTGCAGGAAATCGCCGCGCTGAATCGCTTGCTCGGCTACGAGCCGACGCCGCCACGGAGACGGGGGAAGGGGACCGCGCGCGTGTGGCATAATGAGGAGCGAGAGGGGTATGAGGTCGCGTCTTGATGCGTATGTGCGCGGCACGGGAGAGGTGCGATGGATACGCGCGACCCGACGATCTGGCGTGGGGCAAGTCTCGGCCCCCTTGTGCAGGCGTTACGCCCTATCTTTCCCGCTGCCCGCCCGGAGAACATGGCCAGTGAGCGCAATTGGCACATCCTGCACGCCGTCGTTGTTGACGGGTTGACCTATGCCGCTGCCGCTCGTGCCTACGGCGAGGGCATTACACAGGCGCGTGCTCACCAGATCGTCGCCAGGGAAGGGCGGAAATTGCTCGCCTCGCTGGTTGAGTAACCTTGAAGCGTTGTTTGGTGCGGCTATCCCACTTGACATAGCACGCTGTGTATAGCTAAACTAACACCATAACCGCATAGGCACCGCGTCGTAGCGACGTAGCGCCCCGATTGTCCGCAGCACCGAGTGTGCCGCGCGACAACCGGGGCGTTTTTGCATTTGCGGCTGCCAGCGGAACGCCCACGGGGAGCGGCGATCCCCGGTAGGAGGTCAGGCGCGATGTCGGCGGTAATCGAGCAGCAGGACGGCAACAACAACGGCGATGGCAACACCCCGAAGGTCACGCCAGCCGGGGGCGGTAACCCCGGTGGGGAGCCAGCCAAGACGTTCACCCAGGCCGAACTCGACGGGATCGTCAACGATCGGCTGACGCGCGAGCGCAAGAAGTACGACGGCTTCGACGACCTGAAGCGCAAGGCGGGCGAATTCGACAAGCTCGCCGACGCGCAGAAGTCCGAGACCGAGCGCCTGACCGGACAGATCACCGACCTCACCGGCAAGTTGACAGTGGCGCAGCAGCGGGAACGCTCCTATGCCCTGCGCGACGCGATCGAGGAGACGATCAACGCCGCCGACTTCGCCCATGCGCCGCGCGTCTCGACCGGGCGGTTGATCCGCCTGCTGGACCTCGGCGATGACGACTGGGATGGTGAGCAGCCCCGCAACGTCAAGGCGCTGCTCGTCAAGCTCCAGAAGGCCGAGCCCGATCTGTTCGTCGCCAAGGGCCGCCGCACCGGGAGCGCCGATGCGGGCGAGGGCGGGCGAGAGACAATCGCGGCGTCCATGAACGACCGCATCCGGGCGCTGGCCGGGCGCGGGCATAGCTGACCCGGCGCGCGATCCCTCGCGGTTCGTCGCGCCCCACCGAAAGAGGAGAATCCGCGATGGCATTCAATAACATCATCTCCCGTGCCGACGAGCAGGCACTGATCCCCGAGGAGGTGGCGGCGGGGGTGATCAGTCGCGTCGCGCAGCAATCCGCCGCGCTGACCATGTTTCGCCGCATCCCCGTCTCGCGCGCACAGGTTCGCATCCCGATCGTGTCCGCCCTCCCGACCGCCTACTTCGTCACGGGCGACACGGGACTCAAGCAGACCACGGAAGTGAACTGGACCAATCGCTACCTCACCATCGAGGAGATCGCGGCGATCGTCCCGATCCCGGAGGCCGTGATCAACGACGCCGCGTTCGACGTGTGGGGCGAGATCCAGCCGCTCCTCGCCGAGGCGATCGGGCGCACGTTCGACGCGGCGGTCTTCTTCGGCACCAACGCCCCGGCATCCTACCCGGTCGGCATCAACGCGGCGGCGGCGGCGGCGGGCAACAGCCTCACCGAGGCCAGCCTCGCCGCAGCGGGCGCGTTCTTCGGCGACCTGGACGCCGCGATCGCGCTCTTGGAGGCCGATGGCTACGAGCCGACCGGCTACGTGGCCGCGATGAGCGCCAAGGGTCGCTTCCGCGCCGCGCGGAGCACGCAGGGCGAGCGTCTGGACGAGAACCGGCTCACCCCCGATCTGAACATGGTGGACGGTGCCCCGATCGCCTACCCGATGCGCGGACTCTTCCCGACCGGCGGCGTGGCGGGCACCAATGTCCGGCTGCTGGCGATGGAGCGCGAGCAGTTCATCGTCGGCGTGCGCCAGGACATCACCTACAAGCTGCTCGATCAGGCGGTCATCCAGGATAACACCGGGGCGATCGTCTACAACCTGGCGCAGCAAGATATGGTCGCCATGCGGATCGTCTTCCGCGCCGGTTGGCAAGTCTCGAATGTGATCAATTTCGACCAGCAGCTCGAAGCAAGCCGATATCCGGCTGCGGTGCTTAGGTATTGAGTAGCCCGCCTACGGTGGGGTATTCGCCGTGCGCGGCACCCGCCGAATATCCGGCGCGAACATCAAGAATCGGGAGGTTCAGGCATGGCCGACACGACGAAGGACGAACAGCCCAAGGTCGAGTCCGTGGCGAAGCAGGCCAAGCAGGCCGAGGCGGCGGACGCTGCCGTGCAGGAGCAGGTCGATCACGAGCAAGACCAGGGTTTCCGGGGTGACAAGACCGACCCGACCGACAACTCCGCGTATACGGTCCAGGGGGTGACTTCGGGGGCACCAACCCCCGAAACCGACCCGGACGCAGCAGCCGCAGCCGGGAGCACCCGTTTCAACGGCACCAAGTCGGCCTGACGACACGGGGGACGGGCGATGGACATCGCGGTCGCACGGGCCAGACTCGAACGCATGGTGCGCTGGGACTCCGCGCCGACGCTCACGAGCGCCGAGGTGGACGACCTGCTGCTGCTGGCCCGCACGACCGACCCGAACGGCTACGAGCCGTACGATGTGTGGGCACCGCTGACCGTTTACCCGGCGGCGGCGGTGTACACGCGCCACCTCGATGACCTGATCTATCCGGCCCCGATGGCGCGCGTCCCGACCAGCTCCAACGGGCATCTCTACATCGTGCGCGTGGCGGGGACGAGCGGCACGACCGAGCCGACATGGCCGCTCGCCGTGGGCGGCGAGGTGACGGACGGCACCGTGACCTGGCGCGAGAGCGGGCGCTACCTGTGGACGCCGACGTTCAACCTGGGTCGCGCTGCGGCGGAGGGCTGGCGCTGGAAGGCGGGCAAGGTGGTCGACCAGTACGCGGTCGGGCTCGGCACGGGCAAGACGTTCGCGCGCGACCAGCAGTACAAGATGTGCATGGAGCAGGCGGCGGCGTTCGGCGGCGCGGGAGGCGGGATCGGTTCGGTCCGCCTCGTCGGGCGTAGCACGGGGAGGTTGCGCTGATGGGCATCCTGTCGAGCGCCGAGATCGCGGGCTTCCGCGCGCTGGAAGCCAGCCTGCTCTATCACGACACCTACGCGGTGGTCCGGGCGACCAGCACCGACGATGGCGCGGGCGGCGCGACCACGACCGAGGCGACGGTGGAATCCGGCGCGTGCGACCTGACGGCGATCCCGCGCCTGCCGCGCGAGGCGCCCGAGGGTGGCCGCCTGGTGTCGGACACCAACTATTACGTCACGCTGCCCGTCGCGAGCGTCGTGACGCCCAGCGACCGTCTCGTGATCAACGGGACGCGCCGGTTCGAGGTGGTGGGCATCGATCGCGACGGCTTCCTCGCGATCGACACGCGCGCCGTGTGCCGCGAGATATTCTAGGAGGGCAAGCAGATGGCGTCATTGCTAGTGATTGAGCATAAGGACGGACGCACCTATGCGGTGAGCGCCGCCGACTTCCGCAAGACCTACGAAGAGCAGGGCTTCAAGGCACTCCGTCACGAGGATGGTAGCCCCTACGAGCCGCCCGCGAAGCCCGCCGAGAAGGCCGCAGACAAACCGAAAGATGCCGCGATGGACAAGGCGTAGGCGGCGATGGCAGGCATGATCAGCGTCTCCATTCTCAGCAATTCCCTCCCGTCCATCGCGGCACGGTTGCCCGGCGAGGCGCGCGCGATCGTGCAAAAGACTCTCGAGGATGTCGAGGGCGGGTGTAAGGCGCGCAGCCGGGTCGATACCGGGGACATGCGGAATGAATGGGGTTCGCGTATGACCGGGTCGACCTCGGGCGAGGTCTACAACAACTCCGATCACGTCCTGCCGAATGAGTACGGCACCGTGCATATGTCTGCTCAACCGATGGCGCATCCGTCTGCTGATGCGGCCCGTCCTGGCTTCGAGGCGGCGATCAAGCAACTTGCGGCGGGGCTGTAGCCGTGGCGGAAACGGCGCGGGCGCGGGCCTGGATTTTCACCACGCTCACGGGCGACGTGACGATGCAAGGGCTGATCGGCGCACGTTGCTATCACGGTGTCGCCCCGGCGGCGGCGCAGTACCCGTTCGTCGTCTTCCAAATGCTCAGCGGCGGGAACGACCTGATGACGGTCGGGACGGCGCGCATCTGGTCCGCGCCGCTCTTCATTGTCAAGGCGGTCTGTAAGGGCAGCAGCACCGGCCCGATCGAGCCGGTCGCCAATCGTATCGATCAGTTGCTTCACGCGGGTTCTGGCGCGGTCACCAATGGCGTGATCGTGGAATGTGTCCGGGAACGGCCATTCGACCTCCCGACGAATGAGAACGGGGTGGCCTACCAACAACTCGGTGGCGAATACAGAGTGCGGGTCCAGCAGGTATAGGAACGGATGAGGGGCAACCCGCCCAGTGGTGTCAGTGCGACACGAAGGGGCTGACGGGGGCCGGTGGTCTACAAGCGAAGGAGCCTGCGCCATGCTGCGCGATCAGTCCGCCAAACCTGCCCTGCCGCGTGCCCCGGATACCGGGGAGCGGGCGGGGCTTCGCGTTGTCATCGATCCCGACTGGCAGTTCGACACGATCCTCGCGCCCACCGAACCGAAACGCATCGATGGGGTGCGTTGCCCGAACCCGAAGTGCCGCAAGAAGCTCGCGGAAGACCTGACGGGCACGCTCGTGATGACGTGCCGCCACTGCAATCAGCGGGTCACGATCACCCGCTGATCGACCTACAACCCAGTGTGGCCGGTGCCCGGAGTTCGCTCCCTCGTGTGGCCGGTGCCCTTTGTAAGCAAAGGAGCATCGAGTCATGCCAGAGCGATCCTCGGCCCTCCAGCACGTCCAGATCGGGATCGAGACCAACGAAGGTGTCTCGACGGCGGCGAACAAGCAGCTGCAAGCCCTCTCGCTGACCCTGAAGCCCGAGATCGAGACCAATCGGTTCATGCCGGTCGGTACGCTGCTCGACACCCTGGTGACACCGGGCAAGGAGTGGACCAGCGGCGGCGTGTCCGGCATCGCCACCTACGACGAGATCCTCTACGCCCTCGCCAGCGTGCTCGTGACCCCCGCCGCGCCGGTCACGAGCGGCACCACCGGCAAACTCTGGACCTTCGAGCCGAGCGCGGTGTCCGAGGATACCGTCACCACGTACACGGTCGAGCAGGGCTCGGCGATCCGCGCGCAGAAGGCGACCGGCTGCGTGCTGACCGACTTCTCGATCAAGTGGGACCGCAGCGTGATCGAGATCGGCGGCGCGTTGCTGGGACAGCTCTTCAGCGACGGGATCACCATGACGGCGACCCCGACCAGCGTGCCGCTCGTGCCGATCCTCCCGAAGGACATCTCGGTCTACGACGACGCCACGGCAGCGGCGCTGGGCACCACCAAGCCGCTCCGGGTGCTCTCCGGGGAGTTCGGCATCGGGGGACGCTTCAATCCGCTCTGGGTGCTCAACCAGGCCAACCCCTCCTATGCCGGGCGCACCCTGGCGGCCCCGGACGTGACGCTGAAACTGCTGGTCGAGGCGGACGCAAGTGGCATGGCCTACCTGGCGGCGGTACGCGCGGGCACGACCCGCTTCCTCCGCTTCGAGGCGCTCGGCGGTGTCATCGGCGCGGGACCGGCCACGTACAAGTACACGCACGACATGGCGATGAAGGTCGAGAGCATCGACTCGCTGGACGACAGCGACGGGGTGTACGCCCTGTCCGTCAGCCTGCGCGGTGTCTATGACGCGACCTGGGCCAAGTGGTTATCCATAAAAATTGTGAACTCGACCACGGCGCTCTGATAGCGACGCACACGGGCGGGCGGCACGGCGCTGCCCGCCGCACATCTCTGGCGGAGCACAACGATGGTCACGAGCGGGTTTGATGACAAGGCGGCAGCGGCGGTCTTGTCGCTCTTCCGCACGTCGGGGCCAGCGTTCGACGAACGACGAGCGGCATTGGTAGCGCGAGGGAGAGGGACGGACATGGCGGAACTGAACGACATCATTGGCATGCGCGTGCCGGTCACATTCGACTGGAACGGCACCGAGATCGCGATCGCCTATCGCCCGTACTCGGAGCGGATCGAGCGTGAGATCAAGGGCGACGCCGACTGGGCACAAGACAGCATGAAGGCGCTCGTCGTTCGCGTGGCGCTCGACTGGAACATCACTTCCAACAAAAAGCCGGTGCCGATCGATCTCGACACGCTGGAACAACTACCGATCGAGTTGCAGATGAGCCTCTTCTACGCGGTTTTGAACGATGTCCGAAACCCTTCGCTGCCCATCGTGACCAAAAGCAACTCCGCCGCTATCTAGCGACGGACGGCCAGATGGGCGCGGAGCCAGAGTCATACGGCTATATCAGAGCCGCGAAATACATGGGCGTCGCGCCGTGGGAATTGCTGGATCGCGATGACGGGCGGTACTGGTCCTCGCAGGCGATCGCCATCCAGAACGCGGAGAATCTGGCGCAGCAAGACCTGAACAAGCATCACGGGCGGTAGGAGGTGCCACAATGCGGACCATGATCTGCCCGCGCTGTGGGCAGCCGATACCGCCCGAGGCGGAGCGCAAGCCGTTGGCCCATCCGGAGGGCTGCCATCCGGTCGTCAAGGTGGCGCACCGCAAGGCCGATGGGAAGTGGTGCGCGGTGGTCATCGCGCCGGTCGAGGACGAAGGGGGGCGGGCTAACTAGCTCGTCCCTCTACTTCTTCTTTTGCGACGGTTTCCTGTTTGCCAATCGAAGCCGCTGTTGCTCCAAGACACGCGCTAAAGTCGGGCTATTCTTCGATTCAATCGCTTTTTGAAATGCGGACGCGCGCTTGCACATGTCTTCGTCAACACCTCTGTAGACAGCGTAGAGTATGTCGAGTGATTTTGTGGCTAATGCTTCCGTCGTGATAAGGATTGGCTCACCATCGTCGTCAAGTAGATCCCATGAATCGACGTATTCCACCACCCAATCGATTACTCGTTTCGGTTCTTCTAGTTCATTTTGCCTTTCAGGCAAGCGTATATAATAGGTAACATTTGTTATGCCACCGGGGTAGGCAATCGGTATGGTGATTGCCTCCCCTTGCAAGCGCTCTCGTAAGATGTGGTAGGCAGCATCTTCAATGCTCATCTTGACCTCTTAGCGTGCCACTCGCTGTATTTCCGCCGCTACCCGCTCGCTAAGACGCGATACTAACACAGGAATAGACGAGGAGCCGGGGCGGGCTAGGTAGCCCGCCCCCTCCCCTGTTTGCCTGGTGCCGCGCTCAGTGGACGTAGCGATCGTTCTGCGGTAGCCACACCTGCCTGACCTCGGCGAGCGGCTTGTCCTGCAAGCCGCTGATCGCGGCGTGCGTCGATGCGGCGGTGCCAGCGGCGGTCATCAACGCCTCCATCAGGTCCGTCTGCGCGAGGTTCGTGGCCGCGTCGAAATTGACGGCGGCGCGGCACGCCTCGGCGAGTAGGAAGCAATCGGCGGGGTCGAGGGTCAGTGTTACGGCATCGTGGTCGAACTTGACGATATTCATGCTCGATCCCCTGGCAACGTATCGAGCAAGCCCAGGCGCACGATGTCTTTGCCCTCATCGATCCCGTTGTAATAGCCCAGATCGTAGCCTGCGAGCCAGGCATCCATGTAGGTGATCAGCAGCATATGGGCGATGCCCCGGTGCATGGGATCGCGCTCGGGGAACCGCGCGGCGAGGGTGTCCGCGAACGCCTCGATCGCCGCGACGCTGAGGTTATACGGGTCATCCCTGATCAGTTCTTCCAGGTAGGTCCGGGTGTCCTGCGGGTGGGGGCCACGGGGATAGTCGCTGTCCATTGCACGTCTCCCGCCGTCGAGTAGCATCAATGCCGGGGCGGGGCGCTCCATCTGCAAGGCCATGATTGGCGTTCCTTCCTCGTTGGTGTGGTGGGTAGAAAAAAGAGGGGGGTGCGCCGGGGGGACTTGGCGGTGCCCCCCGGCCCGTGCCGGTTCAGGCGACGAGCTTGGACAGGGGGGCGACCACGCCGAACGACCAGCTCTCGCGCTCGGAGCGGCGCTCCACGGCGGCGACGTGCTTGCACATGCCGGTGAAGCGGAAGCCGTCGCACTCGCAGCCCCAGCCGTGGCGGCTGCGCTCGATGCGATAGGTCAGGCCGGGGGTGGACTGGCTGATGCTGACGTAGGAACGGGCCACGGAGACGACCGCGACGCGCACCCCTCGGGACTTGGCGCGGGCGCGGGCCTCGATCTGGCGGGCGGGTTGCGGCTTGCTGAACTGACGGGGGGTGGCGTAGGCGCTCATGGTACAATGCCTTTCGCGTGGGGGTGAGAAACCCCTTCGTAACAGGGCGGTTGTGAGTGAGGTTCCGGCAAGTTCACCACTCACAGCCGCTTTTCTCTGTCTTTAGTATAGTATCTCAATAGTATCATATCAAGGGGTTTACAGATACTTGTTTCATACTATATACTGGTACGAAGAAAGGGGGTGATCCTATGGCAGACATAGTGCGGTTCTTATTGCGTTTACCTGCGGAACTGCACGCTGAAATGAAGGATATGGCCGATCAGGACCGGCGCTCCTTACATGCCGAGATTCTGGTGTTGCTTGAAGAGGCGGTGGCGGTGCGCCGCGATGCTGCGACAGACACAGGGTCAAAACTGGCGGCGTGAAGAGTAAACCAGCACGCCGCCAGTCGCAGAAGTAGTCGCCACGCGGGAGGGCTCTAATCTACCCGTGTGACGGCGTGAGTGTAGCAGAGGTAGGCATGAGCGTAGAGGACGAATCGGCCATCAGTTCGGTCGAGGCCGCTGCATTGGCCGATCAGGAAGCGATCATCACGCAGGGACTCAAAACATTCTACGCGGTCGGTACGGCGCTGCTGACCATCCGTGATCAGCGACTGTACCGGGAAGATCACAGCACATTCGAGGATTACTGCCAAGAACGCTGGGGCATGACACGCCGACATGCCAACCGTCTTATCGAAGCGTCCGAAGTGATCGATAACTTGGGACCAATTGGTCCCATTTTGCCAGCAACGGAAAGCCAAGCCCGTCCACTCACCCAACTTCCCGCCGAGCAGCAAGGACCGGCGTGGCAAGAAGCAGTCGAGACGGCCCCGAACAATAAGCCCACGGCGGCACACGTGGTGGCCACGGTGCGGAACATCCAAGCGCCGCAAGCATCCACGTCCCAGGAAAACCCTGGGGCAACGTTGCCCCAGGGTTTAGACGAAACGGATAGCTCTCGTCCAACTTTGGACACAACCTATTTCCCCACGGAACCAACGATCAGTACGCTCGATCCGCGCGCCATCCAGCAATGGAAGCCAACCATCCAGCCATCTGACCCGGTGATGCAGGCGATCGTCACCAGCGGGCGCGACGAATATCTGGCGCAGGATTTCAATAATCTCGTCGCCGTGCTGTTGCGAACTCCCGACATCGCGCGCCGCATGATGCAGGCGTCGTCTACCGTCGAGATGGCGCGTATCCTCACGCGCGATGAAGTGGTGGGGATGCGACGGGCCGTGCCGGTGCTCGAATACGCCTTGGGTATCTATGCCGATTTCGAGCGGCAGAGCCTGCGGGTGGTCCGATGACACTGGACACGTTCCTCGGTCCCATCATGACCGAGATATTCGACGACGATCCCTCGATCGGCAACAACGATGCGGTTGCCCGCGTACTGGCGTTCGTCAAGGTGCAGCCGAACGCCGCGTATTGCGACCAGCTCGCTATCTTCGATGGCTACCTCGTTATCTGGCGTCGGCATGTACGAAAACAGAATGCGCGCAACCGGAAGCGGTTGAAAGCCCTCGCCTTCGCGCCGACACAGAAGAAAATCGTCAAGGACAATCCGTGGTTGCAGTTGCAGATACCATCGTCGGACGGCCAGAGCAAGATGACGATGGGGAAATCGCGCGCCGTAGACTTGCGACAATCCGCCGCGCTGATGATCGGGCAGGCGCGTGGCATGTATGCCACGATCCGGCAATTCATCACCGCCGCAGAACTGCTTGAAATCGCCGGGGAGAAAGTTGGCAATCCCGATCTGATGCTCGAAGAAGGTGTCGAAATGGGGTTGATCGACGTGAACCGCTTGGCAGCGGCGTAATTCTTAGGAGGCTGATATGGTGCTCACGCAAGAACAGAAAGACAATCTCTTCGCCGCCCTGGACGCCGCAGAGGGTGAGGATATGCAAGCGACCCTGATTCGTGTAGCGGGCAATCTTCGCGTGACCGATGTGGCACCCGCGTTGCGCGAATACTCGCAGATGCTTGCCCTACGTCAGCGCACAACGGGGCTCGTGATCCGCGCGATGGATGCGATCAGGGCGGAAGGCCGACGCGCGGGTGTCGCGAATCCCGGCGAACTGATGGCGCTGCGCGGGGTCAGGACTGTCCCCGAACTCCTCGCGTCCCTTGGCTTCACCGGCGACCTCGATGCTCTGGCGAACGAGATGGAACGGGCGGTGCAACGCGCCGCGTAGTCTACCCCTTGCCGTCCGGGGCGTCCCGCCCGATACTTGGTCAGCACGAGGGCGACACGACGCGACGATGGAGGGGCGGTGGCGACGGTAAAGGTCGGCGAGGCGCTCCGACGGTTGGGCGTCGATGGCTGGTTCCTCGTCCGCACCGCCGGGAGCCACCGCATCTTCCGCCATCCGACCAAGCCGGGGACCGTGACGGTGCCCGGCAAGCCCGGCGAGCAACTCACGGAGGGGACATGGAACAGCATCCAGAAGCAGGCGGGCTGGCGGTAGCCACCCGGCGCACCTACGCCATCGTCATCGAGTGGGCCGAGACGAACTATGCGGCGTATATCCCCGATGTCCCCGGCTGCGTGACCACCGGCGCGACGGTCGAGGAGACGATCGCCAACATGCGCGAGGCGCTCCAGGCGCACCTCGAAGTGACGCAGGAGTACGGCGAACCGCTCCCCGAGCCGCGTGCCCGCGTGGCGACCGTCGATGTGGCGATCGAATCTGGCGGGCCGACACACGCCGCGCCCACGGGAGGGACGATGCAGGCCCAACAGGACGACGACGCGGCGTTCAACGCGGCGGGCGAGCCGATCTTCCGCCTCGATGACGGCACCTGGGTACTCGCCACGCATCTCGCCTACGAATTCACGAACGGGCCGGTGCCGGACGGGATGCACGTCGTGCAATCGTGCGGCAACCAGGCGTGTATGAACCCCGACCACTTCCGCTTGCAGAAGAACTCCCCGCGCTGGGAGCGGCAACACACCAGTTGGCATCTCCATCCGGCGTAGCGCGCGGTAAGCACCACACAGCGCCCCCGCACCGCTCTGGTGCCGGGGGCGCTGTGCTATTTGGCGTCTATCGTCCAGTCGCCATCGGCGGTTACATTGAACACATAGATACCGCGCGCGGGAATACGAATACTCTGGCTCGTGGTCGTGTTGCCGATCGCGTTTGCCGCGAGCGCCACCACCTGCCCGCGACTATCGAGCACCTCCACGATAAAGTTGCGCGTCCCGTTATGACTCCCGGCGACGAACACCGCCCCGGCGTTGGCGGTAAAGAGCGGCGTATTCTGGTTACCGGTGCCGCTGAAAGACTGGGGGAGTGGCACGGACGATTGCTGCTCGAATGCGCCGATCGGTACGAACGCGAAGACCCACGGGCCGTTCCCAAGGGTGACATTGAGGATGTAGTCGCCGGTGGCGGGCACACGAAATGCCTTGCTGGTAGACCCGGTGCCGATTGTATTGGCGAGCAAGGCCACCGTCTTACCGGTACTATCCTGCAATTCGGCGATGAAATTGTATTGGCCGGTGAAGGAGGAGTTCACCGTCATCAGCCCGGCCAGTAGATGCACGCCGGGGATGGCCTGCTGCCCCCTGCCGTTGATCTCGACGTGGGGCGATGGTGCGGCGGGCGGCGGGACGGTCGGTGGTATCGGTGTCATCGTTGGGGGACGCGGAGTTGCCGTCGCTGTCGGTGGTTTCAGGGTAGATGTCGCGGTAGCGGTTGGTGGTGCCTTTGTCGGCGCGGCGGTGCTGGTTGCGCTCGGCGCGATTGTCGACGTGGCTGGGGGTGGCGTGTTGGTCGCGGCACTCGTGGCGGTTGGCACGCCGATCGTCGCTAACTGACTAACCTCGCCAGTGCGCGTCTGCGTAGCCGCCACATTGACGGTAGGTGTCCCCGTCGCGCCACAAGATCCCAGGAACAGACATAGGATAGCCACCGCTAACACACGTTTCATCATGTCTCCCTATCCCCCCACTTGACAACAACCGTGCCGCACTCTACCATACATCCGTGCTTTGAGCGCATCCACAGAGATGCCGGGCATCCCCTTCGGGGGGTGGTCCGGCGTCTCTTTTTTGTGGGTGCGCGATGCCGGATGTCGCCGAACTCCGCGTAAAAATATCCCTGGACGGTGCCGAGAAGGTCGCTTCTGGATTGAAGCAGGCCGACAGCAGTGTGTCCTCCTTCGCGTCCAACGCGGGCAAGATGGGCGGCGCGCTCGGCTCGGTCGCCACACAGTTCGCCGCGTTCGGGGTGGTGGCGGGCGGTGCGGTCGTGGCCGGACTCGGCGCGGCGGTATCGAAGGCCAGCGATTTCGAGGCGGGCATGTCCCGCGTCAAGGCGGCGAGTAGCGCCAGCGCGTCGGAGATGGCGGCGCTCGGGTCGGCGGCGATCGCGCTCGGCGCGGACACCCAACTCGCGGGCATCGGCGCGACCGACGCAGCGAGCGCGATGGAAGAGTTGGCGAAGGGGGGCGTCTCCGTTTCCGATCAACTCGGTGGGGCGACGAAGGGCGCATTGCTCCTGGCCTCATCGGGGAGCATCGCCGTCGCCGACGCGGCTGGTATCGCCACCAAGGCCATGAATATCTTCGGCCTCGCCGGGACCGATGTGGCGCACGTCGCCGACCTGATGAGCGCCGGGGCCAACAAGAGCGCGACCGATGTGGGCCAACTCGGCGCGGCGTTCAACCAGTCGGCGGCGGTCGCGAAGAATGCGGGCCTCGACATCGAGACGCTGACCGGGACGCTCGCCTTCTTCGCGCAGCGCGGCATGGAAGGGTCCGACGCCGGGACCAGCCTCAAGACCGCCCTGCTCGCCCTGCAAGCGCCCACGGATGTCGCCGCCAAGACGATGAGCGACCTCGGCATCAACGTGCGCGACGCCAACGGCAAGATGCTCCCGATGGCGGACATCGCGGACGTGCTGAAAGATCGCCTCTCCGGTTTATCGGACGCTCAGAGGGATAGCGCGCTCAAGCAAATATTTGGGAACGACGCGATCCGCGTGGGCATCGGCCTCTACGAAGGGGGCGGTTCGGCGATCCGCGACTGGACCGCCAAAGTCAACGACGCGGGCAACGCCGCGCGCACCGGCGCGACGATCAACGACAACCTGAAAGGCAGCCTGAGCCAGCTCGGCGCGGTGCTCGAAACGGGCGCGATCCAGTTCGGCGGCAAGCTGACGCCGGTGATCCGCACCGCGACGGATGAGGTCGCCAAGTTTGTGCAGGGGGTGATGGACTCCCCCAGGGCGCAGGCGGCGTTCGACAGTTTCGCCACGTCGGCCGGCACGGCGATCACGGCCTTCTTCACGAAGGTCAAGGACCCGGCGTTCCAGGATGCGGCGCGCCAGTGGGCGACCGCCGCGCTCGATGTCGGCAAGGCGGTCGTCTCGCTGGGTCAGAATATCGGCTCCACGCTCGGTCCGCCGCTGCGCGAGGCCGTGACATGGTTCAACGGCCTCGATCAGGCGGGCAAGGAACAGGTCATCTCCTTCGGCCTGGTGGCGGCTTCGGCGGTCAAGTTCCGCGACGAACTCGGCACCGTCAAGAGCGTGGTCGAGGATGTCATCAAATCCTTCGCCGCGAAGGAGGCGGCGAAGAAGGGCCTGACCGCCGCGAATAACACGCTGGCGGGAAGTGCTGCGAATACCGCCAAATCGTTCGGGGGGGTTGCTGCCGCCGCCGTACCCGCCGCGCTGGCGATCGCCGATGTGGCAGTTGTGAGCGGCGTCGCGGTGGGGGCATCGGTCGCGATGATCTCCGCCGCCGATGGCGTACAAAAGAAGTTCGGCGAGCAGAACGACATCCTCGCACAGAGCGCCGCCCATTGGGATGCCGCGAGCATCGCCATCGCGCACGGCGGGACCGAGCAGAACAACGCGGTCGTCTACTTCCAGAAGTGGCTCGACGTCCACGGACAGACAATCAGCAGCCTCGCGCAAGGCGAGATGCTGTGGAACCAGTACGTCACCGCGACCAATAGCGCCGGGGTCGGGATCGCGGGGCTGACCACCGCGCAACTCGGGATGCTCGACCCGCTCAATCAGACGAACGCGCGCCTCGGCGAGGGGCGGATCGCGGGCGATAACTTCAATAACACGTTGGTCGGGATCGGCGTCGGCGCGAAGGTGATGGTCGGCGTATTCAGCGGTGCCGCCGCAGACGTTGACAATCTGAATAACCGTCTCGGCGAGGGGCGGATGGCGGGCGACAACTTCAACAACACGTTGGTCGGGGTGGGCGTCGGTGCGCACGCGATGGTCGCATCGATCACGGCGGTCGCCTCGGAGCAGCAGCAGGCCACCAAGGCGGCGCAAGACGGTCAGGTCGCGTGGCTCAACGCGCAAAACGCCCAGGAGAATTACGGGGGCGCGCTGGCGACGTTCGGCGAGCAGGCGCGACACGCCACCGACAATTTCAACGCGCTCGTGCAGCAGCAGCAGGCGGCGGGGCAGCAAGCGAGCGTCTACTCGGGGCAAGTCGGGCTGCTGGACGGCGGCATGGATCGTCTCAACGCGCGGTATCAGCAGGGCATCCCACTCTCCGCCGCGCAGGTCGCGAGCTATCAGCAGGCGGCGGAGGCGGCGGCGTTCTACCGGATCGGGATCGGGAGCCTCACCGAATCGCAGTTCACCAGCGCCATCGCCGCGCAGCAGCAGATCGTCACGGCCGAGGCGATGGTGCGTCAAACGGCGCTCCTGTCCGGCGCCTCGACCACGGTCGCCGATTCCCTGCAAGGGCAAGCGGGCGCGTACCTCACCCTCGTGGCGAACGTCGAGGCGACCAACTCCGCGTTGCGGGTCGCCACCCAGGAACACAGCACGCTCGGCGGCGAATTGAACACGTTCACGGGCCGGGTCGCCGCACTCACGCAGCAGGAGAAGGATTACGCGGCGGGCAAGGCCGGGGTCACCGCGCTGACTATCGACGAACGCAATCAACTCGGTCAACTCAGCGGCATTATCCCCGGCATGACGGAGGCGTACCGGCTCCAAGCGGTGCAAGTCACCAACATGGAGATCGCGCATGTCCGCGCCAATGCGGCGCTCCAGGAGGCGCAGCAGGCGTTCCAGGGGCAGAATACCGCGATGGTGTCCAGCGGCACGGCCCTGGCCGACGCCGCGCTGAAGGCGGGCACGCTGACGCAGGCGCAGCACGATCTCGCGGTCGCGTCGATCGCCAGCGCCAGCAACGCGTTCGATCTGACCGCCGCGATCAACAGCATCCCCGGCCAGCACGTCACACAATTCGTGGTGGACGCCGCAGGGGCGATCGAACTCGTCAGCCAGTTCGGCACCCACTTGTTCGACGTGCCGAAGGAATATGCCACCAAGCTTCAAAATAATAGTACCGACCTGATCCCATTGATCGACCAATACGGACAGGCGTTCCTGCACGTCCCCGCCGACTGGGTGACGAATGTCAACAACAACGCGGGCGAGCAGACGCCGGTCGTGGATGGCTACGGGCGAATCGTCGCGCAAATCCCGACGGAGTGGGCGACCACCTTCCTGCACAACGCGGGCGAGGTGATCCCGGTCGTTGACAACTACGGGAATGTCATCAAGACGGTCGAGCGCAGCAAGGTCACGGAGTTTATCGCCAACACGGCAGGCGCGCAGTCGGCGGTCAACGAATTCGGCCAGACGGTGATCAACATACCACCAACCGCGACCACCACCGTCAGCGCGCCGGGCGCGGCCACGGCGGCCACGGATATCGGGGCAGTCGCCACGGCGGCCACGACAGTGCCATCAACCGCCACCACCACCGTCAGCGCGCCCGGCGCGCTCGGTTCGGCGCAGGCGATCGGTGCACATGCCGCCGCCGCGCTCGCGGTGCCCCAAGCGGCCACCACGAATGTGACCGCACCGGGCGCGCTGGGGTCGGCGGTGTCGATCGGTGCCGTCACCGCCGCCGCGCTCGCGGTTCCCAGTGCCACCACCACCACGTCAGCGACGGTCAACACCGCCCAGTCGGCGGGACAGATCGCGGGCGTCTCCGCCGCCGTCGCGCTGGTCCCCAAATCCTTCACCGTCACCGCGAACGTGGACATCGGCGGGGCGCTCGCCAATATCGCCACCCTGGCGGCGAACATGCCGCACTCCCCGGCGAAGGAAGGGCCGTTCAAGACGCTGCCGAACTGGCAGTGGGTGTTCAGCAACTTCGCCGACGGGGTCAGCGGCGCGCTTGCCGAGGTGAGCCGACTCGGCGGCGGGATCAGCGACACGGTGGCGGCGGGGGCGAAGCGCACCGGCGAGATCATGGGTTCGCTCGCCACCACGGTCAAGAGCGGCATGGATGCGCTCACCGGACTCGCCGCGTTCAACCCCGCGACGATGGCCCCCACGGACGCGCAGCGGGGCGGCTTCCTGGCCGCGCTCGCGCCGCTGCTCGCGGACCTCAACGCCGCGACCACGGCCTATAGCGAGGAATCGGCCAAGGCCGCGACCCGCTGGGCCGACACGAGCGGCAAGCTGCTCGGCGTGGTCAAGGCCGGCCTCGACGCGCTCGCGGGCCTCGTGACGTTCGTCGCCCCGGCCCAGGCCAACATCGCCGCGTTCAAGTTCGCCACGGAAAGCCTCGTCACCAGTTTGGGCGACAGCGCGGCGGTCATGGATGCGGACTTCGTGGCGAATGCCGCCGTATGGGCCGAAGGGGCTGGGAAGAGCCTCACCATCCTGAAGACCGGCGCGGACGGGTTGCGCGCGCTGCTCAACTTCGTGGCCCCGACACAGGCCAACATTGCCGCGTTCAAGTTCGCGACCGAGTCCCTGGTGCGCTCGCTCGGCGATAGCGCCGTGGTGATGGACAGCACATTCGCGGCCAATGCGGGCGTCTGGGCGACCGGGGCGGGCAAAGCGCTCGGGATCCTCAAATCGGGCGTGGACGGTTTCGCGGCGCTCGCCACGCTGGTGGTGCCGAGTCAGGCGGCGATCGGGGCGTTCAAATTCGCCACCGAGTTCGTCGTGCAGAGCATCGCCGACACGGCGGCGGCGATGGACGCCAGGGCGGTCGCGGCGGCGGCGGTATGGAGCGACGGGGCGGGGAAGGTGCTCGGCCTGATCAAATCGGGCGTGGACGGGCTGACCGCCCTGGCGGCGTTCGTCGCGCCCGCCCCCGCCGCGATCGACGCCTTCGCCGTGGCGGTCGGGCAGATCGTCGCCCGTTTCGCGGTCGCGGCGCAGGCGATCGGCACCGAGGGGGTCGCGGCGGCGGGCGCGTTCGGCACCAGCGCCAAACTGGCGGTCGATACGATCAAGACCGGCCTCGACGCCTTCAAGTCGTTCAAAGACATGGTGATTCCTTCCTCCGGCGCGATCGACGAATTGGTGGCGGGCGTGACCTATGTCGTGCAACGGTTCGCGGACATGGCCGATCAGATGGGCAAGGGCGCGCTCGGCAAGGCGCAGGACTTCGCCACGGCGGTCGGTGCGAGCGCCAAATCCGTGCAGACGGCGATCGGCACGTTCAAGAGCCTCACCGAAGCCCCGTTCAAGGGGGCCATGACCGCGATCATGACGGAATTCACGGGCGATTTCGACGGCGCGCTGACCCTGATGAAGGAGGCGACCGCCGCCGCCGGGGAGTACGAGGCCCAGGCGCATCTGTACGAGCAGGCGATGAAGAACGCCGCGAGCTGGATCGCGGCGGGGAACGCGGCGCTGGCGACGGCGGCGCTGCCGGGCAGCGGCATGGGCGCGGCGATGGCCGACGCGGGCGCGCATCTCGGCGACAGCCTCGCGAGCGGGATGCGCGGCGCCCTGGAGATCCACTCGCCCTCGCAGGTGATGGTCACGGTCGGCCAGCAGGTGGTCGCAGGGCTCGTCGCCGGCATGAGTTCCAGCGCGCAGGACGCGGCGAAAAAGGCCGCCGACGTGGCGAAAGGGATCGCCGACGCCGTGACGGCCACCTTGGGCGCGATGAAGGCGCTCGGCGGGCTGAGCATGGCGTCCCTCCCCTCGGGCGGGCAGGTGGGCGCGTTCGTCGCCTTCACCGGCCAGCTCGTCATCGCACTTTCCGGCGCGGCTACCAGCCTCACGACTACCGCGCGGGATGCCGCGAGCAAGTACGCCGAGGCGGCGAGCAAGGTCGTCTCCTTGGTTGGCAGTGGCGTGGACGCCTTCGGCAAGCTCGCCAACGTCGCACTCCCCGCCGTGACCGCGATCTACGGGTTAGACAGGCTGATCCAGGCGGCGGTGAACGATTTCGCCGTGATCGCCGAGGCGGTCGGTACGGAGATGCTCGGGCTGGCGACCGATTTCGCGAGCGGGGCGGGTGCGGTGGCCGAGACGATCGGCAAGGCGGCGGACGGGTTCGCCAAGCTCGGCTCGTTCGCCTACACCGACGGGGCGATGGGCGGGATCTTCGCCCTCGGGAAGGCGGTCAGGCAGGCGGTCCAGGACTTCGCGGCGATCGCCGAGCAGGTCGGCACCCCCCTCCTGGGCCTCGCCTCCTCGTTCGCCGACGGTGCGGGCAAGGTTGTCGATGTGGTCGGCAAGGGTGCGGCGGGCTTCGCCAAGCTGGCCGACTTCGCCTATACCGACGCGATCACGGCGGGGATATTCGCGTTCGGCAAGGCGGTGCGCCAGGTGGTGCTCGACTTCGGGACCATCGCGCAGCAGGTCGGCCCGGCGCTGACCGGGCAGGCGGCGATCTTCGCCGATGGGGCCGGGAAGGTCGTCGCGATCATCTCCAATGCGGTGGACGGCTTCGCCAAGCTCGCCACCTACAAGGGCATCGCCAATACGCTGATCGGCCCGTTCGTGGAGACGGTGCGGACCCTCGTCGCGGCGATCGGGCAGGCGGCGACACAGTTCACCACCGAGGGGCTGACGCAGGCGGGGCAGTTCGCGGACGCGGCGAGCAAGGCGATCGGCCTCCTCTCCGGGATCGACGGCTTCGGCAAGCTGGCGGCGTTCCAGGTTCCCGCCGCCGCGAGCATCGCCGCCTTCGCCGGCACGGTCGCGACGATGGTGCGGCAGATCGGCGCGATCGCGACCGGCTTCACCACGGACGGCTTGGCGGCGGCGAGCCTCTTCGCGGACACGGCGGGAAAGGTGCTCGGCATCGTCGGCAACGGCGTGGACGGCTTCGCCAAGCTCGCCGACTTCAAGGCCCCGCTCACCGCCACGATGGGCGCGTTCATCTCTAGCCTCTTCACCTTCACGGCCACGTTCGCGAATTGGATGCCGACCTTCGCGACGGAGCAACTCGCGGCGGCGTCGCTCTTCGCCGACACGGCGGGGAAGGTCGTCGGGCTGATCTCGTCCGGCGTGGACGGCTTCGCCAAGCTCGCGACCCTCGTCACCCCGTCCGGCGCCGCGATCGGGGAATTCATCCGTGTCGCGACCGACATGACAAGCCGCTTCGTCGCCGCCGTGCCGACCTTCGCCGAAGGGCAGCTGGTGGCGGCCTCGCTCTTTGCGGATACGACAAGCAAGGTGGTCGGGCTGATCGGGGCGGGCGTCGATGGCTTCGCCAAGCTCGCCACCTTCAATGCTCCGCTCAACGCCGTCATGGGCGCGTTCATCGACAGCGTTTTCACCTTCACCGCGACCTTTGCCAATTGGGTGCCACGCCTCGCCTCGGAGCAACTGGCGGCGGCGGGCGCATTCGCCGACGTGGCATCCAAGACGGTCGGGCTGATCGGCTCCGGTGTGGATGGCTTCGCCAAGCTGGCATTGTTCGCCGTCCCGTCGAGTGGCGCGATGGGCGCGTTCATCGACGGTATCTTCCTCTTCACGGCGACGTTCGCGCGCTGGGTACCGACCTTCGCCGACGGGCAATTGGCGGCGGCGTCGCTCTTCGCGGATACGGCGGGCAAGGTGATCGGGCTGGTCGGGGCGGGCGTCGATGGCTTTGGCAAGCTCGCCGATTTCCGGGCACCGCTCGATGGCACGATGGGCGGTTTCCTCGCCACGCTGATCGACTTCACCGCGCGCTTCGTCGCCGCCGTGCCGCGCTTCGCCTCGGAGCAACTCGCGGCGGCATCGGCCTTCGCCGACGTGGCGAGCAAGGCGGTGGGCCTGATCGGGACCGGGGTCGCGGGCTTCGCCGCGCTCGCCGACTTCCGCGCGCCGACCGCCGCCGCGCTGGACGCCTTCGCCTGGTCGGTCGGCCAACTGGTCGCGCGCATGGTGGGGATCGGCGCGTGGTTCGAGCAGAACGGCCTGGACGCGGCGGGCACCTTCGCCGACACGGCGGGCAAGGTGCTCGCCACGCTGGGGTCCGGGGTCTCCGGGCTGACGAGCCTCTTCACGTTCGTCGCGCCGGGCCTGGGCGCGCTGGACGCGTTCGCGGGCGCGGTGCGGGACATGGTGGCGCGTTTCACCTGGATCGCGGGGACGCTCTCCGGGGACGGCGTGCGAGCGGCGGCGGAGTTCGGCGCGGCGACCGGGACGATCTTCGGGGCGTTGCAGTCCGCGACCGGATTCTTCAACAGCCTCGACGGCCTGCTGCTGCCCGACCGGGCCGGGATCGACCGGCTCCTCGCCCCGATCATCGACACGCTGGCGGCGGTGACGGATGCGGCGAACCGGATCGGCGCGGGCGGCCTGGAAGCGGCCACGGCGTTCAGCACGGCGGTCGGCGCGGTGTTCGGGGCGATCAACACGGCGCAGCAGGCGACGGGCGGCATCGCGCCGCTCGCGATCGGCGGTGGGGGCGGATCGGGCGGCGGTGGGGGCGGGGGGATGAGCGTGACGATCCAGATCAATGCACCGGTGTATGGCGTGCAGGATTTGCAGGAAGCAGTCGTGAGCGGCGTGATCGAAGCGCGGCGACGCGGGCGACTCTAAGCGCCCCCGGACCGGGGCGGACGCAACCCAACAGGAGGACACCATGACGTTCCTACCGATCGCCAATCCACCGAACAAGCCCACGCCGGTCGGTGCAGACAAGCTCCTCGGCACCGACAGCGCCGATGGCTCGACGAAAAACTTCGCGGTGAGCGCGCTCGCCACCGTCATGGCCGCGCAAGGCCCGGCAGGCCCCGCCGGGATGGTGTGGCGGGGGGCGTGGTCGTCCGCGACCGCCTACGCGAGCGGCGATGGCGTCTCGTCCGGCGGCAGCAGCTACATCGCGACCGCCGCCAACACCAACAGCCAGCCGCCGTCCGCGAACTGGAACCTCCTGGCGCAACAGGGGGCGGCGGGGAGCGCGGGGAGCGCCCCCGCGCCGGTGACGGTCGCGGCCAACGCCACCGTCACCACGGCGCAGCGCACCATCCTGGTCGATGCCACCGGCGCGGCGCGGACGATCACCCTCTACACCGCCGTAGGCAACGCGGGCAAGGAGATCCGCGTGAAAAAGATCGCCGGGGCGAACGCGGTCACGATCGCCGCCGCCGGGTCCGAGACGATCGACGGCGCGGCGACCCTGGCGGTCGCCGGGATCAACGACAGCTACAGCCTGGAGAGTGACGGTGCCGTGTGGCGCGTGATCTAAGCGGCGAGTCGACTCGCAAAGGAGAACGCCGATGACATATCTGCCGCGCGGCACCCTGCCGTCCTACACGCGCGCCGCGCTCCCGGTCGCCCCCGCCGACTACCAGCAAGCGTTCGTGACGGACGGTGCGGTGCGCGGCCCCTCTATCTGGGTGCCCTCGC